AAGGATATTAGCCAATTCAGCTTCAGCGTCTAGACCGTGTACAGCTTTAAGGTCTTGAGCCAATTCCATAGTGTATTCAGCCTGTAGTACACGAGTTTTAGCTTCTACAGTTACTCTTTCAACAGTGAAACCCATTGAGTTTGGAGCACCATCTTCACCAGCAGCTGTATCTTTACCAGTACCAGTTTTACCAAGTACGACAACTTTACCAGTACCAGCAAAAGCACCAGCAGCTTTAAACACATCACCGACTGAAGGTAATACGTCATTAGCACTTGAACCACCACCAGCATGCCATTGCGCGGCGGTACAACCTGTTACATTTGTAATTTGAACGATCTGACCAGCTGTAACAGTAGAAAAGTTAACTGCAACGCCATTACCAGCAGCTTCATGAGCACCAGCACCTGAGAAATCAGTATCTGCTTCTTCTAGGCCTAAAGCTTCAGTATCAGCAGTAGTAATAGCGCCTGTTTGATCTTCGTAACGTGATTTCATTGCGAAGATAAGACCAGTTGGGCCAGACATTGGCTGTACACTAGCTACATCATAAGCAATAAGGTTAGGCATTGCACGACGTACCAATGAAATCAATACTGGATCTGGGTTAGCAACAGAAGCAGTAGTAGTACCAGCAAGTGCTTCGTTGATTGAATAAGAAGATTGAGCAGCTTCTTGACGAAGAGCTTCTTCAGTGTTTTCTAAAAGACGTGCGGTTACTGCACGCTTGTGAGAGTCTGCGATAGCTGGAGCACTTTCGTGATCTAGTACGGGACCCCATTTTTCCATAAGGACTTGATCTGATTTAAACATTTTAGTTTCTCCTTTAATGTTTATATTTTTTAATTGTTTACAGCTTACTTAAATACGTGTGAACTAAGGGCTGAGGTGTATCTTGACATCGGATCAGAATCTTCGCTAATCGCTTGCTCTGTTCCAACAATTTTATCAACTTCTGATTCTGATTCAACAGACTCTTTCATGAAGTAAGACTCTTTGATAGTTTTCACTTTCATATCGAAAGATTCAACATCACCGAACTCTACATCTTCAACCAAAGAAGAAAGTTTTTCAGCTTCAGTAGCTGCTAAGTCAGAGGTATATTTTCTTACAACATCTGCACGTTGTGACTCTTGTACAGATTGGAATAAGGCAACATTCTCGTCAGTGGTTTTATTGAGTTGCTCTTCCAGTTCGGCAACCTGTTCTGACAATTCGTCAACCAGATCTTCCTTACCTTCCGGAACACTAAGATAGTGCTCTTTAAATACGCTTTGTAGAGAAGTCATGAATGATTCTGCGATTTCGGTGCGTAGACCTGCTTCAACAGCAACTTCATTAGACTCCATCCAACCTTCAACAACATAGTTTAAGTAAGCATCAACTTTCTCAACTAGGTCGCTTTTAACAGAAGAAACTTCTTCTTCAAGGTTTTGGGCATATTCACTCTCTAAACGATCGATCTCAGAACCAACTTTGCTTGATAGAGCAGCTTCGAAGATAGCTCCAGCTTTACCGCGGAAACCATCTGACAAAGTAGCTTCTTCAGCAACTAGTACATCGAGATCTTCTTGATAGTCGATGTGTGATACATCAGCAGTTTCTGTAACAACAGCTTCTTCTTCAGCATCTACATCTTCTTTCATTTGAGCAGCTTTCATCATACCTTGGTATAATTTAACCGCTTCGTCTTTTTTAGCTTTTTTCATCATTGAATAAGCAGCATTTACGATACCAGCTTTGGTCTTAGGAATTTCAACATCTTTTCCAAGATCTTTTCCGTCTCCGCCGTCAACGCCATCTTCAGCGCCTTCATCAACTTCAACTTCATCCTCGTCTTCGTCTTCGTCTTCATCAGACTCAACGTCGTCGTCTTCCTTTTTAACCGCAGCTTTCTCTTCAAGTGTTTCCTCGTCTAATGAATCAACTTGTGTCTCATCAACGAGCTCTTCACTTAGCTCTTCTGCATTATCAATGTCTTCGTTTACAATAGACATATATTATCTCCTTAGGAGTTTACAAGTTTAGAGAGGAAATTCTTGAAAGCTTTAATCTCAACATCCGATGATCGCATATTTCGAGCTTCTTTTATTTCAGTCTCAATTTCTTCAATTTCTTGAGGTTTTAAAATGCCATTGTCCCACACCCAGTCAACACCTTCCATAATACCATTAACGAATGCTTCGGGAGCAGATGGATCCTGTACAATATCTACAGTTGCTAACATAAAGTCTTTTCCAACCTGCATGACACCATTTTTCTTCTCAAGAGTACCCATACCACGACTTGATACACCAAGCTTTACACCACCTTCAAGTAGACCTTCAACGATCTTCCCCATAGGAGTCTGTAAGATTGATGCCTTTCCAATAACATCACTACCTTCAAAACGAAGTTCAGTGATCTTATGTGAAACTTTATCCAAGTTAATACCTGGTCCGTCTGGGTGATTTAACTCACCAACCGCACGACCAGTTTTTACTTGTTCTTGTACGTACTTGTCTACAGCAGCTTCTAAAATGCTTTTCTCGTAAACACGTCCGTTTCTATTCTTTTTATCGGCTTGCATGAATACGCCTTCAATAACATATTCTTTCTTACCGTCTTTCTTTGCTTCTGTAATAACCTGTAGGTTACTATCATGATATTCTGATATCAATTTCATTGTTCGAGTTCCTCGCCCATTAGTTTGATAAAGTCATTTGCATTCTTTTCGGCTTCTTTAGCATTCTTAAAAGAATCATCTAATTTATCACCATTAACATATACTGCAAACTTACCACCCTTTTGAGTAATAATAATGTCGGTTTTCTTTTTCTTACCGGCTTTAAAAGCCTTTACCTGGCGTTCACCACCAGCAAGTTTGACTTTTTCTCGGAGCTCGACAAATTTAAGCATATATTACTCTTCTTCTGTTTGTGTAGCTGGCTGACCCATTTGAGATGCAATTTCAATCTTTTTTGCATCTAATGCTGCCGAAAGCTTTTGACCCATAAGTGTATCAAAATCTTTCTTAGCAGTTACGTTGTCGCCTTTGCTAATGTTATCAATTAAATCTACTATATCCATAATATCCTCTGTATTATATATTTATAAAAACGTGTATTTCTACAACAAATCGGTGTCGATATCGCCTTCTCCTTCGTCACCTTTCTCATCTTCCATTTCTTTAGCCATGTCATCAATTTCTTCATCGCTAAACTTAAGAATATTTTTACGTACCCAGTTATTAGATACATACTTACCTACATATTCATCCAACTGTGATAACATTTCAAAACGTTCTCTAATCATTTCTGATTCTTTTAATTCTGAGAAATAGTTATCTTCAATGAAATCAAAGTTAATATCTTCTTTCCAGCTTTCCCAATCTTGTGAGGTAATAATACCTTTTAGTATAAGCTGTGTTTTAAGAAGTTGTATGAACAAGTCAGAAAAACGGTTTCTTAGCTTATCAATAAACTTCTTAAATTTAACTTCCTCTCGGCTGATCTCAGTAGATCGACCAATAGAAAATCCAGTATCTTGCTCCATACGACCCATCGGAACATTTAAAGCCTTAAACAGCTTCTTCTGGAAGTATAGAATATCATCAATTTGACCAAGGTTTTCTCCACCTGGCAATGTAGTAATTTCAGTACCTTTACCACCTTCTCTTCGTGGTAGGAAGAAATCCTCAAGCATTGACATATGTTTCTTATCATCTTTAATATTACCAGTTTGAGCATCATATACAAGCTTATTACGATACTCACTCATAATACCACGTACGTATTCTTCAGCTTTACCTTTTGGTAAGTTACCTACATCAATATAGAAGATTCTACGTTCTGGAGCTCTCGATATACGATAGATCACTAAAGAATCTTCCATCATACGAAGCTGATTAACTGGTTTAACTGCTTTCTGTAAGTATGAAAGAATACGTTTACGACTCGGATCTAACATACCCGATGTACAATAAGCAATCGAATCTTTATGTATTTTTAGACCAGACTGACGGCCACTTGCATCAGCTGTATCTTCTGGGTTACTATAAATGAAAAATTCCTTTGAACCTTTTACTAGAGTTGCACCAGTTTTTGGATCCTTTTCTTCTGTTACTTCTTTTACTTTACGAAGCATAATAGGATCAATATATCGTAAGTCTTGAATACCTTTCTTTGGAGCATTCGAGTCAATTACAATATGATATGGCAACCGTCCATCGATATACCACTTTTTAAATATATCATGACCGTGCTGACTAAAGTTTAGCATTGTCAAAATATTATCAAATTCTTCTCTGATTGTCTCTTTAATAGCATCAGAGGTATCTACCTTGTCTAATACAACGTCAACTGGTGATGAATCGTGATCACCAATAATTGCATCATTTACAATATCTTCAATTGCAGTATCACATTCTGGATGCGATGCAATATCACGGTACTTAAGAATTAAGTCCGCTTCATTCTTTTGGTTATTTCCATCTAAATCTAAATAAGATCCAAAATGCGCAGCAGCCTTAATGACACCAGCGCCGTCCTCTTCGGCATTGGTGACAAACGTTTTTACTGAGGGTTTCTCAGTTGCGTCTGCATCTTTTCTTTTTATCTCAAAGCCAAAAAACTCAGCCATAAACAATCCTCATAATAATGGAGGGGAAGGAAATTCCCCTCACTATATTATTTATACACTAATTAAGAAGTGGTATTTGATTCCCAATATTGCACTTGAAGCTCAACTGTAAACTCTTCAATAGTATTTTCAGAGTCATAGTTAACATCAATTGCAGAGATATTTGTTGGCCAAGTGCCACGGAAATCATAACGCTTTGCAACGCTACCATCTCTACGTAATTGTTCAACAATCATATCAGCTTGGTAATCAACAGGATCAACAAAACCTTCGTTGTTATTATGTTGATTAATACCATTCATCCAGCGCTCAAATGAATCACGAATAACAAAATCCGCATCATTAAGTACTGTAATAGTCCAAGGTTCAAACGTTCTATCACCAGCAATTTGTAATTGTCTACCACGGAAAGGTACCGTGATTGGAGCAATTATAGAAGCTGGCAATTGAGCGCCTTTACAAAGAAATGAAGTTAATTCTACATCTCCTTGTGCGTAACCAGGAAAGTTACATGTTACTTTGAACATGTTGGCGCGTGCGCCACCCCCTGTTAGTTTTGACTTAAAGTCATCTACACCTAAAACAGCCATTTTTTTATCTCCTATTGACCAGCGATTTCACTAAATTCAACACCAGTTGGAGTAGCAATGAAGTTTAGTGTAATAAAGTTAATTGAACGAGCAGGTTTAATATAGATATCAGCCACAAAGCGGTTAGTATCGACAACATTACCTGTATTATTTGTTTCATCGCATACTACTAAGAAATCAGTAATACCACGACGACCCTTTACTTCTCTTAAGAATGGTTCAACCATATTTCTAAAGCTAGCTCTTGTAAACTCATCGTTAAATTCGAAAAGTTGTGCTTCCGAAGCAGTTGAAATTGCTTTTTCTAATGCAATAAACAATCTACGAACATTAATACGATCGAATGCACTAGGCTTAGCTAATCGAGTTTTATCACCAAATAGTTGAATGCCAGAACCTGGGAAAGCAACTAATGGGTTAATGCGTGCACGATATAAATCATCACGCTGTGATTTATCAGGATTAAACGCTAGTTTAGTAACACCTAAAATTTGACCACGGTTTTGGCCAGCTGGAGAGAACCAAGCATCAGCTACACGATCTGTATTTGCACAAAGGCCAGCAATATGACCGTTTGCAGTAATATAACGATATGTATCATTGTATTTATCGTATATGTATAATGCAGAAGAATCAGAAAATACATAAGAACTTGAAGTACTTACTGCAGACTGAGAAAAGTATCCAAATACGCCATCAGTTGTACTCATAGGATTTGATACTTTACTTACAGCACATGGTGGTGAAACGAAAGAAACAATATCTTTTCTGCTTTCGGCAATTTCAATAAGCTTTGAATTAACTTGTGTAGCACTAAAAGTTAAGTCACCTTGAGCAAACAATAAGTTAACATCAACTAATGCGTCATTAGCAAATAATGCTAGAGCGTTTTGTGCATCAGCTGTAGAATAATTTCCGTCTGCACCGGAAGCTAATGTAACATTAGAAACTGATCCAGATACACCTGAAATAGCAGTTGTACTGGTTGTAATAGCGTCTACAACTTGACCTACTTGAGGAGTTCGGCCATCTTCTCGACCAAACCGAATATACATAGATTGTGAATTAATCACATCCTTAAAGAAATTGCTTGTACCATCTACGGCCTTAGCGTTTTTAGCTACACTCATGTAACCAAAAGTT